GTGAGCAAGTGTCGAAGGGGAATATGCCATAAATGCAAGACTCCAAGAATCAAGTTAGGGTCAGATTTTGCCTTGTGGTGCCCCAACTGTGGGAGCGTCAGATACACAGTTGGCCCCGACCTTCCTTGGACGACTAGGACACCTGTGAAAAAGGAGAATGATGCGGACTAGATTAGAGCTTGAAACGTTCATACGGAAGCACATTCCTAGTGGATGGGTTGGCCCGATCATGGACTTTGATTTTGCCCCACATATCTCGGACGAGGATTTCCATACCGTGATGGAGGGGAAGTTTCCTGAGGGTGATAAGTACGACAAGTGGTACGTGAAGGAGGCCATTCAGGAATGGCAGAAGCAACAGGTTCCGACAAAGGAGGGGTGAATGATGCCGACTAAAACATGCAACAAACCGTGCCATCCAGAGCATCCTTGCGAAGAGTGTGTCAGCTATTGGGACAGGATGCGAAGCGAGGGTTTCTGGGTAGACGGTAAGGGATGGACCGAGACGGCAAATAGGGAGTGGTCGAAATGAAACGTAATGACCGACAGAAACTAGCTGACGGCCAGGGGGTAGTGAATAGGCGTCACAATATGCGAGCAAAGCTGAATGCTTTACACCCTCCCCAACCACGGCCAGCTACATGGACGCACATGCTGTTAGTCTCGGATGGTCCCAGCAGGCTGGCGATATGTGGTAAAACTTGTCGGTCTGTCTCTGCCAGCTTCACGGACAATATAGACAGAGTGACTTGCCCACGATGCTTGGAAGAGGTGAATCAACCCAATCCGACAGTAAGGAGTGAATCCGATGGAGGATGAAGATCTGATGATGTTCGGCAAGTATCGAGGCAAGCCGATCTGTGAAGTCCCAGGCGACTATCTGCTATTCATCGATGGCAAAGCGGGGATGGTTACACATCCAGAAGTCAGGGAGTGGATCAGCAATCACCGGGAACAGTTGGAGAGGGAAGCAGTATTGAGGAGATCAGCAAGATGACGGACGAAAAGAAAGCAAATGCGTTTATGGCAGGGCAATGCAAAGTGGAAGTCGATGAAGATACGATGGAGACATTCGACAATTTGCTAATAATTCAATGCCAATCGCCAGAGCAGATCAGAGAGGCAGTCAAGTCTGGCAAATTAGAGTTCACTGTATTCGGGGAGTGAGGAACATGAAGGAAATCATAATCACAATCGTATGGTGTCTGACCCTCGCCGTGGCATTCTTTGGTGGGGTCGGGTGGGGGACCAACTTTACGTTTGCACAAGCGAAAGAGCATGGCTATGCTGTGCGGATCGGTGGTCGATACTATTGGGGAGACAGCAGCATCGTTGAACGAAACAAAAGAGAGGCCGGGAAAAATGAAGAAGCCGAATAACCGTATGGAAAAGCCAGAGAATCGAGAAGAGGCAACGGGTGGATTTCCGAAAGTCGAATACAGCCCGGCGACCTGTCCCAACTGTGGGAGTCATCGTTGCCCGGTAACATCGACTCTCGGAGAGGATGTCACCACCGTCCGTAGGCACAAGTGTGAGAATTGCGGAATACCATTCACCAGTGTCGAGGAGATCCCCAGGGTGGATCAGGGGATAGAGAAAGAGGAGACACCGGCAGATGATGTAGCTGATCCCCCGGATGATCTGCCAGAGGGTGAAGGTACTGCACCAATTCACCAGCAGCAGCCCGGAGTGAAGGCAAGCAATAAGAAGGGCAAGAAATAGTTTCCACACGGTTGGCTTCTTCCGAGCCATCCACGCACGGAGCCGCATCGGGGAAACCCGGTGCGGCTCTTTTTTTGTGCCTTTTTCCAGTGAGGGATAGGAGATCAGGGGGAATCGGTCAGGATAGCCAGCTATGGCCCTAGCAGTCTAAACCGGGTCTGTGTGTGGAATGGTGAAGGAAAAGGGGGATAGTGGCTCCTGGGAGCAGTAAGACGGCTTATTTGCCCTGTGCATTCAGTGTCAGGTGGGCATACAGATTCTGTACTTTTGCCCTCTTGTGGGGTCTGAGGAATCGGTGCATACTATCCCCATGAGCACAAGCACTCTTACACTGGCAAATGTCGAGACTGCAATCGCTACTGTGTTGCAGCATCAACGCTATAAATTGATGGATAGAGACTTCACTTTTGCGGATCTCGAAACATTGATGGAGTTCCGTGACAAGCTCATCGGGGAAGAGGCCATGACCAATGGAGCATTTGGTGTGGCAAGATTCAGCGCAATAGGGGGATGATGGCTAGAATCGACCTTAACGATCAGAAACAAGTCAGAGCATTGAACCGGGCGGCGGAGAACTTCTCAGAGGTTCCGACCAGCCCGGTTCGTTTTGTCGATAGAGTCGTGGGATTCATCAATCCAAGAAAAGGTGCAGAGCGTGTGAGGGATCGTTATCTAGCCCTACACATCGAGAGATCCTTGAAAGACATCGAGGTAAGAGCAGCCTATAAGTCGGCAGACAAGAATCGATTAAATGCAGGGTGGAAGTCAGACAGCCTTGATATCAATGCTCATCTAAAAGCGGATCTCACTACCATTCGCAATCGGAGTCGGTCCCTCCTTCGAAACAATCCTCATGCCGCCCAAGCCATCAATGCCTTCACCAACTATGTCATCGGGGTGGGATTTGAATTGCAGATGCAAGTACAGAAGATGGGTGAGAATAGTAAGGGCGAGCCAATATTGGTCCCCATGGAATTGTGGAATAATTACGTCGAGGACACTTTCAACGATTGGGCAGAGGATGTGAATATCCAATCCTCGGAATCATGCCCGGATCATTTCAAAGATGCTCAAGGGCTATGGTTCCGCAAACTCTTTGAAGATGGGGAGGTATTCGTCCACCGGGCAATCGACATGAGTCATCCTGTCGTGCCAATGACTTTGGAATTCATCGAGCCGGAAGCACTCAACACATCCCTCACAAAGAATGCAGCCACGGGAAATCCCATCATCATGGGAGTCGAGGTCGAAGCCGGGAGCCTACGGCCTGTGGCATATTGGGTCTATGCTTGCAGAACACCGTCGAACTATTATTGCAAAGATAATAAGAGTCTGAGAATCCCCGCCAAGAATATGAGTCATAGCTTTATGAAGTTGAGGCCCAGGCAGACAAGGGGGCTTCCTTGGATGTTTGCCGTCGAGCAGAATTTCTATGATCTGGATGAGTACACCGAGGCAGAGTTGATCGGGAACAAGATTGCCGCCTGTCTGTCGGTATTCTTCATGGGTGCATCATCTGTCGGGAATGCAGGGCTTGATAATCCCAACGGAGCATCAGCAACGGATGGTGATGGAAATGTGATCACGGATCTGCAGCCAGGGATGATCGGATATCTCCCCAGGGCGAGTGACATGAAAGTGGTGTCGCCTCAGAAGCCCGGTGCGACCTTCAAACCTTTCACCCGGTATATCCAACAAAAGATCTTCGGTGGGATCTATGGAGGAATCTCGTACACGGGAGCGACCAGGGACACAGAGGGAGTCACGTTTGCATCGGGTCGGATGTCACAGCAAGCGGATTATCAAGTGTACCGTGCAATCCAAAAGGTTGTCGGGAGAAAGTTCTGCTCATGGACAGTCTTCCGGCCATGGATGGATCTTGCCGTGCTCAATGGTGTGGTCACAGCCCCAGGATATTTTGATAAGACCCCAGGAAAGAGATTTTGGCAGAGACATGAGTGGATGCCCGGTGGATGGAATTGGGGGATCAATCCTTTGCAAGAAGTCAATGCCTCGATCACCAGCATGAGGGCTGGAATCACTACGCTTGATGATGAGTGTGCAAATCTCGGACATGATGCACGGAGCCAGCTAATCAAGAAGTCCCGGATCGATAGACTAGCCGAGGATCTTGGAGTGACACTCAGCAGCGATGCAGCAGTCGGTAACATATCGAGGAAGGGCGAAGCCCCACCGATCATGGATGATGAAGGCAACCCAATAGAAGAGGAACCAACGGATGACACCTGAGAAAAGAGCAGCATTAATCAAGGCACGTTTTGAAGGACAAGAAGCAGAGATCACGGAAGCGATTGAAGGTGGCGGAACAATGGTCACACTGTCGGGTGATCAGACTCCAATGCGTTCTGTTTTCCCAATAGAGATCCGTGAAGAGAATGATGATGAAACCATCGAGCTTTCGTTTTCCAGTGAAGAACGTGTGCGGAGTCGATGGGGTGATGAAGAGATCCTTGTGCATGAATCGAAGGCTGCAGATTTCACACGGCTAAAGGATGTCGGATCAATTTTGAGGAACCACGATCCCAATCAGATCGTTGGTGTTCCAGTATCGGTGTCGCTGGATACGCAAAGCCGCAAGGGGCGACTTGTGATGAGATTCGGGACAACGGAGGAAGCACAAAGAGCCAGAAAGGAAGTGGTCGTGGACAAAACGCTGAGAGGTGTATCCGTTGGATTCACCGTCCGCGAATGGGTTTGGCTCAAAGACGATACAGAAAGTTGGAAAAGGTTTGTTGGCCCTGCATGGGTGGCAGCGCGGTGGGATGCTTTGGAAGTGTCCCTTACGCCTATCCCTGCCGATCCATCAGTGGGAGTAAATAGATGCGTGTCGTTTGATACGGCGAAGGAGAAGGTTACAATGACAGAAGAGGAAAAAAGGGCAGCAGCAGAGGAAGCGAAACGTGTCGCAGATGGAGTGGAAGCGAAACGGGCAGCAGACGAAGAAGCTGAGAGGCTGAGAAATGCAACACCGGCACCAGAGGGCGCACAAGAACCGGGTATGTCACCAGAACAGGTGGCACAGACGGCTAGGGATGCTGTGGCAGCAGAGCGTCAAAGGGCGGGAAGTATCAGATCGATGTGCAGTCAGTTCCAGACGGACGACAAGGCAGAAGATTTGATCAGTACCGGGAAGACGGTGGAAGAGGCCAGATCAATAGTGATGGATCTGCTTGCAGAACGCCAAGCCCCCATGGGCGACAGTGTGCAAGTGATTCAGGATGGCCGGGTTTCTCATGCTCGCGCAGCCGGAGAAGCATTATCCATTCGTATGGGTCATATGACCAGAGATAAGGCAGAGAATGGTGGCGGAGAACTTGCCAACATGACGCTGTTGCGCTTGGCAGAAGATTGCATGGTGAGATCCAACACACCTGGATATCATCGTGGGATGGACACGCGAGCATTGGTCGAGTTGGCCATGCGTGGCCCTCTGATCAACAGTGACAGCATCGCTCAGTTCAATCGAGGGGAAACAATCGCCGGGTCAACCAGTGATTTCCCATATCTGTTGGCTGCAGGAGCCAACAAATCTCTGTTGGATGCCTATCGCGCTGCACAGACCACCTATGAACAGTGGTGCAAGATCGGTTCGCTCAATGACTTCAAATCCACCCACAGGATCAAGATGTCCGAATCGGGGGATCTGGAACTTATCCCAGAGAACGGAACATACCCCGCAGGTGCGATGTCAGAGTCGAAAGAATCCATCCAGTTGGCTACCTATGGGAAGAAATATTCCATGAGTCGTCAGGCGATCATCAATGATGATCTCGACGGATTCGGACAGCAAGCAGCCAAGCATGGTCGGGCAGCAGCCAGGAAGCCCAACCTATTGGCCGTGCAGACACTTCTCGCTAACGCAGTGATGAGTGACTCGGCAGCATTGTTCAGTACGACACATGCTAACTATTCCTCGGACGCGAATTTTGCATTCGATACTTTGGCCCATGCAGAGGCAGGGCTAGAGAATGCAATCAAGCTGTTCCGAAGTCAGACCGCGAAGATGAGTGCGCTTGAGGATGATACCACGGCATATATTGATATATCGCCGCGCATCTGTCTTGTCGGTCAGACCAATGAGTTCGTTGCCCGCAAAGTATTGGGTGCGACGAGTTCGGTC